CCTAAGAGTCAAGAGAAAGTCTTGTTCGAGGTACTAATCCCATCAAACTAAACAAATGAATCAAAAACTATCCCTTGAACAAAAGAAGAAAGGCATCAAAGAAGAGTTTACTTATGTAAACAGTAACGGAAGAATCTCAAAGCAATACACCTACAAAGGCATGATTATCAAATGGGATAACATGATACTAAATGGTAAATGGTTTTACTGGAGACATAGCTATTACGCCTCACTTGATGCAGCAGTACAAGGAATAGACAGACACTTAAAAATTTATAACAAAAACAAATAAACATGGAAAACCAAGAAACACAATTAGTAGAAAAAACATTAACTCCTATTTTCCCTTGTGAGTGGTGCTTTAAGTTTGGCGATAACGAGCCACAAGTATTCGCAGCGACTAACGAGAAGATAGATGACCAGGAACCAGCTATTAGATTAATGTTAGCTAACACAGAGGAAACAACTGTAACATTCCAAGACGGAGATAAGGCGTTCACATTATTCTGCAGACCATTAACAGAAGCAGGACAAGTATTAATTAACCAAAACAACCAACTACAAGATGATTCAAGTAACGGATTATAGAGCAATGCTGAGACATGGAGATATGAAAAAAATCTGTGCTATCACTGGACTTTCACCTTATCTATTAAAAACAAGATTAGATAAGCACGATTACGAGACAGTTGAGATAGTAAAAACTTACTACGCAAACAAGTTAGAAGCACTTAAAAACCAAATCAATGACTATAGCGAAATTTAGAATGACACGCAAGTCTTTACTAAGACCAAAAAACTATGAGGTAGATAAGGCAATAGTAGATAATGTAATTAATCATGCGGCTAATGTTTTTAAGATAAGGCCTATTATGATTACAAATAAAGGCAGATATAGAGAGAATGTACTTGCACGAAATATGTGCTTTTATATCATTCATGTTCACTATAAACAAAAATCCGCCCAAATTGCCCCATACTTCAAAAGAGATAGAACTACAGTTTTACATGGCATAAACACTTTTGCAAATGATGTTGAAGTAGTGCCATATTACATGGAGAAATATCTTGAAGTAAGAAAGAAGATTAAGGTACCTAAATTATATTCAGACAAATAAAAACAAACACTATGTATTCTACATTCCACGAACTATCAGAACAAGACAAAAAGCTATTTACAGCTAAGATTTTACATGAGATTAACTATAACCAAGCATCTTACAATATGATGCAACTATTAGTTAGTTACTGGGATAACAACCCAATCATGGAAGTTTCCTATTTTAATCAACCATTTAACACAACCAAAAAACTAAATTATGAGCACAGAAATAACTAAGCCTATTCTAAGAGATGGTATAGAGCATATTAAATCTCCAGATGAATTACATGGTTATTCTATAACAAGTCATGGTTATGTAATGGGTATCAATGGTAAGACATTAGTACAAAGAGTCAAAAATGGTTATGCAACAGTTGGCTTACAGATTAATGGCAAAAAGAAAATGTTTTTTGTGCATAGATTAGTGGCTTGTTTTTTTAATCCATTAGGATTTTCATTAACAGAAAGCTATATGCAAGTAAATCATAAAAATGGGAACAAATTAGACAACCATATTGATAATTTAGAATGGGTTACACCTTCTGAAAATACTAAACACGCATACGATAATGGCTTAAATAAAAATGTTATAGAAGCAACTAAGAAAGCTAATTCAAAGAAAGTAATTGACACTAAAAGTGGATTATATTATGATTCTGCTAAGGAAGCTGCAATATGCAAACACATAAACTACGCAACGCTTAGGAATATGTTAAATGGTCATGACAAAAATAACACAACATTAAAATACGTTTAAAACAAACACAATGCAAGAAAACAATCAATTAGAAAAACCATCGTATTCTTTAATAAATAAAGATTCTATGTTAAGTTTGTCAACTGAACTCAGTAGACTTATTATTGAAAAGAAATTAAGTTCAAACATACAAGGCAAACAATATGTAAATGTTGAAGGCTGGATGTTTGCTGGAGCTTCTTTAGGGTTAATGCCGATTATCACAGAAACTACGGACTTAACTCGAAGAGGCACAGAACCTGGTCAAGTAGAAATAAAGTACATGGCTAAGTGCGAAGTACGAAATATTAATACTGGTCAGTTAGTAGCTACTGGAGTGGCAATCTGTAGCAACTTTGAGCATAGTAAAAAGAGATTCGATGAGTATGCAATCTTATCAATGGCACAGACAAGAGCAATCGGTAAGGCGTATCGTAACTTACTTGCTTGGTTAATGAAGGCTGCAGGATTTGAAGCTACACCAGCAGAAGAAATGGACTTTGCAGTAGAGACTCCTAAAAAACCTTCTCAGACAGTACAAGAAGTAGTAGCAGAGATTGTAGAAGAAGAAGAAATTGATATTGACGCTATCAAGATGGAGATTGCTAAGTGTACTAAAGTAAAGCAACTTACCGATTTATACTTTGGATATAAGCAATTATTTGATAGTAACGAAACTTTAAAGAAGTTATTGTCTATGAAAAAAGAAAACCTAACCAAAAAATAAAAATATGAGTTTAGAATTATTACCAAAAGTAGAACTGAGTTCTATTGAGCCATCAAAGTTTAGCATTGAGTTGCTAAAACAAACTATCGTACAGCATTTTAGAGAGACTGGCGATAACCCACTTGAGATGCTTGTTAAAGCAGAGGCTATTATTCAGCTTTTAGATGGCATTAGAGCCGATTTAAAGGAAGATGTGGTAGATATCCTTTCCTCTCATCCACAAGGCAAAGCAGAGGTCTTAGGAGCAGAAGTTAGTAAGTTTGAATCTGGAGTTAAGTATGCTTATGATGGCGACTATACATGGCTTAAAATGAACCAAGAATTAGAAGCTATTAAGTTTAAGCAGAAAGAAAGAGAGTCATTACTTAAAACTATTAAAGACCCATTGGTTGACCCAGAGACTGGCGAGATGATTTACCCAGCTCCTAAGTATAGCACAACCACATTTAAAATCTCATTAAAGAAATAATATGTTTTGGAAAAAGAAACAAATAAATGTTGCTAATCAAATTTCTGATTTAGAGAAAAGAATATGTAATTTAGAAAATCCTTATAAGTTTAAGATAGGTGATTATGTATCTTCAAAATGTTATTCATTTAGTGAGAATAGTCAAATAATAAATTTTGGCACTATAGTATCACAAAATCATGAGTATAAAAATGAAAATTATCAGTTTATTGGGCTTATAAGATTTTCAACTTACGAGTACAATATAGTATATAAAAGATATAATACATATCAAGTTTTTCATGAATCAGAAAATAAAACTATTACTTATAATGAAAGTGAATTAGAATTAAAATCAAAAAAGAAATAATATGAACCAACCAACAATGAACAATGAGCAGTTTGCTCTATGGGTAGCTTTAAGTCAAGGTAAAGAAGAACATTTATTTGTAAGAGCAGATAGTATCTTAAAATGGCTTAACAAAGACATCAAAAAACCTTCAACACCTATTACGCCAAAAGGCAAATAGTAAACTTATACCACCTCAAGATATTAAATATTTAATAACAATAAATAGTAATTAGGGGACTTGGGGTGGTTATTTTAAACTACAAACACTATGAATAAGGAAATAAATCGTTACGAAATGCAAATTATTACTAATACTGGTCTACATACTACTTGTGAAGAAGCAGTTGGATTTTATGTAAAAGAAGGCAGTATTCATTTTTTTGATTTTAGTGATGATGGAAATTATTATCAAAGATGTATTTCTGTATACCCAGTTAATAGAACTATTATAAGAAAAATTAAAGAATTATGAAATATAAATTTAACTTAAAAGAGTTTATGATTGGATTTTCATTTAGTTGGATATTATTAGAAATTTTTAGAAAATTATTCAACTTATGACAATCATTTTAAGCATAGCAATCTGGGAATTAGGCAAAGCCTTATTCTATAAACTAATTAGCAAATGAAAAATAGTCTAATATTTATTTACGAATTGATTTATTTTATACTAATTTCAGTTCCTTTAGCTGTAACATTATACATAACAGCACACTTTATTTACGAATTAAAACGCATCATTAATGGGATTAGATTTAGAACCAAGAGGATTCGAGAACTCTATTAAGGTTAGGATGATTTACCTTGATAACAAAGAAGAAGAGCAGTTTATATCAATAGCAGCAGCTAACAGAAAGACCAACATTAACGCACAAGCAATACGAGAAGCACTTAACCCACTACAAAAGAAAAGATTTACCTATCAAAATCGATTAGTAGTGTTTCGTATTAAAAAATAACCTTATGTCACAATTTTACACAACAATAATTCATCCTATAAGGAAGCACTTTAGCTTGTCTTGTAACGATTACTGCGTATTAGATACGATTATGCGTATGCAGAATAATGAATCGCATTGGTGCTATATGTCTAAAGATACCATGGCAAACGATTTAGACCTATCAAAACAAGCTGTTCTAAACATAATCACTAAGTTAGTAGAGAAAGAACTTATAGTCAAAAATCCAGCCACTAAACACTTACGCATTGCGTCAGTGTTCTTAGATTATTTAAACGACTACAAAAAGTTTACCGATGGTAAAGAAACTTTACTTGAACGGTCAAAAAACTTTACCGAAACTGGTAAAAAAACTTTACCTAACAATAATACTAACAATAAGAATACATTTATAAGGCCTACGGCTGAACAAATAAATGAATATTCCAAGGAAATTGGATTTACTTTAGATGGCTCACAATTTATAGACCATTACGAAGCAAGAGGATGGTTAATAGGTAAAAATCCTATGAAAGATTGGAAGGCAGCAGTAAGAACATGGAAAAGAAATAGCAATCAGTTTACACCACAACAAACACAAAACACTAAAATCAGCCTTAAATAATGGAAAAGATAGGAACATTAGGAAAAATTAAGATAACAGATGATGGCATGATAGCTAATATCAAACTTGATAATACTTTTAACAACAAGGTTTTTATGGAAGTATATAAACTTGAAGATAAAATATTTGATTTAGAGTTTAAATACATGAGATTAGAAGAAATGAAAAAAGAATGTGAATCAAACAATTTAACATGGTTAGCTAATTCATTTCTAATAACTCAAAAAAAGATAAAAAAACAAATTAAGTCTTTTGAAAAGACTATTAAATTATACGGAAAACTATACAAATAATGGAATTAGTAACACTACCACAGAGCAGAGAGTTAGAAAAAAGCATACTTGGTGCAATATTGATGGATAAAAGAACTTTACCATTAGCAGTCGGACACTTAAAAAAAGAAGTATTCTATGATTTAGGCCACCAAAAAATCTTTGACGTAGTAAAAAAGATGTACGATGATGGCGTTTATGTAGACATAACCACCCTAAACCAAAAACTTAAAGATGATGAGGCCTATAAAGAGTTAGGAGGTGCTTTCTATTTATCAAAGTTAACTGATAATGTAACTGGAGCACATAATGTGAATAGCCATATTGAGATGCTTATAGAGGTTTATAAAAAACGAGAGGCATTTATGCTGTTTAAACAAAGCGAATATGAATGTTTAGACAATGATAGTCAAGCTGTAGATTTACTTTCTGCAGTCAATAGTAAACTTATAGCTTTACAAGAGTATGGTAATATCCACGAAAAGACAATAACAGATGTCATTTTATCGTTAAATTACTCAAGAGACAAGGCACAAGGTGGCGAGTTATTAGGTTATGATACTGGATTTAGTGAGCTTAATAACACTTTAGCTGGATGGTGCAGACCAGACTTTGTAGTCATAGCTGCAAGACCAGGTATGGGTAAGACAGCTTTCATGCTTTCGAGTATTTACCACCTATGTATTCTAAATAAGATACCTACGGCCATTTTTAGCCTCGAAATGAGCTCCGAACAATTAGTTGAAAGGTTAGAGTCAATAACGAGTGAGATACCGTTAAAACGCCTTAGAATGAATAATTTGAATGACGCAGAAAGAAAGATACTACTAAAAACTGATGATAAGATATTACTTTCCCCTCTACATATTGAAGATATGGGCGGTATAAGTATTTCGCAACTTAGAGCAAAGGCAACCATTATGAAGCAGAAGTATGGCATTAAAGTAATCTTTATTGACTACCTACAGCTTATGAGTGGACAAGGCAAAAACAACCAAAACCGAGAGCAGGAGGTGAGTTTAATAAGCAGAAGCCTTAAATCCTTAGCAAAAGAGTTACAAGTACCCATTATCGCCCTATCTCAATTATCTCGTAGAGTAGAGGAACGAGGAGATAAGATGCCACAACTATCTGACCTAAGAGAATCTGGTTCTATCGAGCAAGATGCTGATGCAGTTATTATGCTGATGAGACCTAATTACTATGAGATGACTAACCCAATAGAGATTGGTGGAACAGAATATGCTACCAATGATTTAGTTATCTGTAAGGTTGAGAAGAACAGACATGGCACAACAAAAAACTTACCATTAAGATTCTTACCAGAGACAATGACATTTATTGACTATACAAATTAAACTATGAAAACAGCAATACAAGAATTAATTGAACATTTAGAAATTATGGATTTGGAAGGAACATCTGTTTATAAAAAAGCAAAATTGTTGCTTATAGATGAAAAAGAACAAATAATGAATGCTGCATATTATGGTCATACAATAAAAAGTGAATTTTATGATTCAGAAACTTATTATTATCAAACCTATAACCAAAACAAATAACCTAAAATATGGGTAAGCATAATGGCTATAGGAACAGACGTAAGTTCGAGATAGAAGAGGCTCGTAATGCTGATGGTACCTATCAAGCTATTAAGTTGTTTGCTAAGAACACTAAGATTTTAGTAATACAGATGCCTACAGCATTGTTAGATGGATTTATGTGGTTAGAATATGAGAGAGATAACCAGCCTTCTGGCATAGCTGATAAAAATGTAGAGTTCTTTGCTATTAACTTTGATTTAAGGGATAGGATATACTTTATGAGGTCAGAAATGCTAAGAAAAAAGGCTCGTAGGTACTTTAGAGTGAACAATACCAAGGTCGAAGGAAACGTCAAATATGTGCAAGTTCCAATAGAGGAGATGATTCGTTATGTATAATATATATAAATATATTGTAACTTTGGTTTATGGCAACATACAAAACAGCTTCCGAGCTGACCAAAATGATGATTGACTATTTAGGACAAAGAGGGATGGAAGTATGGAGAAATAATAA